AGATTGGTCTACGGCAAGTTCGCAAGAGATCGATCGGGCCGATCGGATTGAAGCGATAGCATGAAATCCCCTATCCGAACCGGCCTGTTCCATTATGTGCCGTTTGCCAAGATCGATGACTTTCACCGGCGCGGCTGGATGTTCGTCACACCCCTGCCAGATCCGCACGGATTCTACGCCGTGCTGATGTGGCGATGCGACTGCGAAATATAATGGTCGGTTAATGTAAAACTCAAAGGTTAAATGCGCTGCAATATACGCTGCGCATCATAATTCTTATGCGGAAATCGCTCTGTATAAGACACAAAGGGTTCCATTGAACCCACAACATCAAAGGTAAAAGCACTATGTCTATTCTCAACATCAACGGCGGCGGCGGCGGGTCTTACATTCGGTTCATGCCATCGGCGAACGCTTGGATTTTCAACAATGCCGAGATCACGATGGATACCGTCGTGTTTGATCACGACACGATCAAGACCGGCTGGGGCTTAATGAGTGAAGGAGAAGCGCCATCGTGGGTTTGGGACGAGCGGCTCGGCGTTAGCGGCGAACGACCATCGGCAGATCACAAGCGCGGCTTCTCGATCAAGCTTTATACGAAAGCCACCGGCACCGTCGAATGGTCGTCGACCGGCACCGGTCCGGTAATGGGGTTCGACGTGATCTTCGAGGAAATCTGGAACGGTCGCGAGCAAAACCACGGCAAGGTGGCGATGTGCAAATATAATGGCAGCGAGGCCAAGAAAGTCGGCAAGGGCAACACCCGCAAGCCGCTTTTCAGCCTCACCAAATGGGTCAGCTATGAAGCGGTGCCTTGGGCTGGGGCTGCCGAAGCACCCGCACCCGCATCAGCGCCAGCGCCAAAGCCAGCACCGGCAGCGGCGATCGATGACGATCTCGCGTTCTGATCATCATAACAGAGGCGGCCTTCGGGTCGCCTCACCCTTTCAGGTGATCCATGCAAAACGAAATCGCATACGAAACCACGATCGCAAGGATCGCCGAGCACTATTTCGGCGCGCCGAACGTCGGGCTATCGACGCCAGGCAAGGAGCTGCGCTTTGGAACCCACGGGTCGAAATCCGTCGACCTCATCAAAGGCACTTATTTTGATCATGAGGAAAACGTCGGCGGCGGTGCGGTCGATCTGATCCGCAAGTTTGAGCCAGGCGCGAACGTCGCTGATCGGCTTGAACAGTTCGGCTTGCCAAAGGCCGACGCCAAGCGTCGCGTCGATACGGCTTTCGATTATGTCGATGAATTCGGCGAGCTGCGCTATCAGGTCGTCCGCATTGATACAACAGAGCACGGCAAGACGACGAAAGATTACCGGCAGCGGCGCGTCGATCCCGAAACCGGCACCTTTTCCTGGGGCATGGCGGGCGTGACAGCCCTCCCCTATCGATTGCCAGACATCCTGCGATCAGACCCAAAAAAGCCGGTTATCGTCGTCGAGGGCGAGAAATGCGCCGACGCTCTGGCGCAGCTGGGCCTGATCGCCACAACCAACCACGGCGGCGCGGGTAAATGGTGGCCGACGCTTTCGCCGTGGTTTGAAGGCCGCCAGGTCATCATTATGCCGGACAACGACGCAGCCGGTGAAAAACACTTTCGCGCCGTCGCTAACGCATTGCGCCAGGTCGCCAGCAAGATCGGCATCTTGCGCCTACCCGACCTCGGCCAAAAGGGCGATGTCGCCGATTGGCTGGAGACCGGAAAGACGCGCGCCGACCTGATCGCGGCGATTAAGACCGTGACGCCGATCAAATGGGACGAATTCGACGCCGAGGTTCGCGAGCAGCCGATCATCGAAGCGGCAGCATCAAAGCCGACCGGCGTTGTCGATGCAACGGTTTTCACCTGGCTGAACCCGTCCGATATCCCGATGCGGCGCTTTATTTACAGCACGCACTATATCAGGAAATTCGTTTCGCTCGATGTCGCGCCTGGCGGCGTCGGCAAATCCAGCCTCGCGATCGTCGAGGCGCTGGCGATCACCAGCGGTAAGCCATTGCTGGGCATCATACCGGCGGAGCGTGGCCGCGTTTGGTATTTCAACGGCGAAGATCCGATGGATGAAATCCATCGCCGTGTGGTGGCGGCCATTAAGCACTACGACATCTTGCCGGACGAGATCGCCGGTCGCTTGTTCCTCGATAGCGGGCGCACGCAGCCGATCATTATCGGCGTGCAGCAAAAGGACGGCGCGGTCATACAGGAGCCGATCGTCGAGGCCGTGGTCGATAGCATCCGGCGCAACAAGATCGACGTGGTGACGCTCGACCCCTTTGTTTCGACGCATCAGGTGATGGAGAACGACAACAACGCAATCGATCGGGTCGCAAAGACCTGGGCGAAGATCGCCGACATTACCGGATGCTCGATCAATCTGGTCCACCACAGCCGAAAAACCGGCGGCATCGAAGTCAGCGTCGAAGATGGGCGCGGAGCGTCAGCGCTGGCATCGGCGGCACGATCAGCGCGAGCGTTTAACCAGATGTCGGAGGAGGAAGCCAGCAAGGCGGGCGTTGAAAACCGGCGTTTGTTTTTCCGAACGGATAACGGCAAAGCGAACCTTGCTCCGCCATCTGATCAAGCGACGTGGCACAAGCTTATTGGCGTGCCGCTGCATAACGGGGCAATGGGGCTTGATGGCGACGTCGTCGGTGTCGTGACAGCATGGGATTGGCCGAACCATATGGACGGCGTCAGCGTGGCTGATTTGCGTGTTGCGCAGCTTGCAATTTCGCAAACGGGGCCGTGGCGGGCGGATGTTCGGTCGGCTGAATGGGTCGGAATTGGGATAGCGAAGGCGCTTCGCATTGATCTGAGCAGCCGAAACGGGAAGGCAAAAGTGGCCGGTTTAGTCCGTCAATGGGTCACTTCTGGGATGTTTATCGAGGTCGAAAAGATCGACGACCAGCGCCACAAACGGCGGTTCGTTGAGGTCGGCCAATGGGCAAATGATTGATCTGCGTCAGTCCCACGACTGACGCAAATAACTGACGCAACTGACGCACTTATGATGCGTCAGTCTTACACCCCCCCTAGTATGTAATACTAGGGGGGTTAAGTGACGCAAAGTGCTTGGACCGATTTTTTGACTGACGCAAATCGTGACTGACGCAAACCGAGACGAGAGAAATTGAAATGGCAAACGCTACCCAAACCCGCCGAGTGTATAAACCTCAAAAACCCGATCACTTGATCAATCCTAGACTCGCGTCGAACATCAAGCAAGCGCGCATCCAGTCAGCGGTGTGGGATTACGATCGAGCGATCACGGCAGCGGAGGCCGTTTGGGGCGTCGACCGCCTCCCCTACCTCGTCGGCCAAGACTTGCGGCTGCGGTGGTGGCGCAATGTCGACGCGCTTAACACCGCGATTGAGGCGAACGATGACGAAAAAGTGCTGGCAGTCGTGCCGAACCTCGTCGGCGGTATTGGAAGGCTAATTGCTGAGGCAGAGAAGGCCGGAGAGCGGCCTATTTCGGTCGATGCGTGGGAAGTGGCCCTAAACGACGGAACCGTTCTACGGATCGTTAAAACCGTTCCTATGGCACACGTCAAAACCGACGCCGATCCGCGAAAGGTTGTCACCTGGTCGCTGGATGAGATCGCCAGAATGATCGAGGCCAATTCGATCGTCAACGACGTGAAAAAAACCTTTCCCGGCGCAACCGTCGCGGCGGTCCGCAGCCCACTAGCGGAATTGATCGATGATGACATTCCGTTTTAATTTCTCGTTTATGACGTTTGGCTCTTGCACAAACACAAAATCATCGAGTAGTGATATCAACACCGGAGTGGAGGCCGGTCACATGCACCATAAAGAAATCATTCAAAAGTCAATTTCCGTCGTCAACCAACGCGGCCAAGAATATGGCGAAGCTTCGCAAAGCTTCATTCGGATTGCGACGATTGCGTCAACCATCTTGAACCGCGCCGTTACGGCTTACGACGTGTCGGCGATCTTGCTGGCGGTTAAGTTAGGCCGGATATCAAACGACCGAACCCATGAGGACAGCTTTGTCGACGGGATCAATTATCTCGCGTTCATGCACCAATTTGCCGATTCCAAGCTGCCGAAGGCCGTGATGGAAGATCGCCTTGCCGAAGTTCAAGGCGGCTTAATCGACGCCGTTCACGATATGAAAGGCGCAAAATGATCACCTATCAGGATTTACTGACCTTTTCGGGCGTTTGTGTCGCTGCGGTGTTGTTTCTCAGCATCCTTTTGATCAAGGACTCGCAAAAATGGCGTTAAAATCAGAATCAAGGGCTTTGCTCGCGCCATCCTTGAAATGGGACCAACGGTTTTTGGAATTGGCGCATCGCGTCGGCTTCTGGTCGAAAGACCCATCAACACAGGTCGGAGCAGTGATAGTTCGCGAAGATCGGACCATCGCAGCGCTGGGCTTCAACGGTTTGCCTCGCGGCGTTAACGATAGCACCGATCGCTACGATGACCGAGCAACCAAATATCTGATGACCGTTCATGCCGAAGCAAACGCCATCGCGTCGGCTCGGTCATCGGTCGAAGATTGCACTATCTACGTCTCTCCCCTTCATCCGTGCGCACAATGTGCGGCGCTATTGATCCAAGCCGGAATTCGTCGGGTCGTCGCTCGCGAAAGCCATCGGCCAGATTGGCAAAAGCAATTTGAGCTGGCGGCAATGATGTTTGCGGAGGCTGGCGTCCGCGTTACGCTTTTTTGTGATGGTGTATAAAACTCAAAGGGTATGTTATGAAATACACACTTCTGGCGCTTTTAGCGTCGACAGCTCTCGCTTACGGGCAAGACCTACCGCAACAGCCAAACCCTGCGCTAACGCCGGGAGCAATCAATCCAGCGGCAACTTTGGCGGTGATTTGCGTCAAGGGCTACACCAGCCAGCCAGGCATTCGAAACGTGACGGATTCCATCAAAACTAAGGTTTTCGCTGAATACGGCGTCGACCCTAAAGCCGATCAGTTCGAGATTGACCACTTGGTCAGCCTTGAGCTTGGCGGATCGAACGACATCCGCAACCTTTGGCCGCAAGCCTACAACACCGCTCCGCTTAATGCGCACGTCAAAGATGCTCTTGAAAATAAGCTTCACGCATTGGTTTGCGCCGGTAAGGCCGATCTCTCGGCAGTGCAGCACGATATTTCAACTGATTGGACGGCGGCCTTTGTAAAATATGTGGGAGCTTTACCGAAATGATTACCAGCACAAACAACCGCATGGTGAAGGTCGAGCCGGATTGGGCCGAAAAAATCGCCAATCGGATTATTAAGGGCTATCGCGTTCAAGGTCTTAAAGGCCGTGAAATCCGTGACAAGATCGCGATTGCATTGCACAGAGAACGCAAGCAAGCCACAGCATCACAGCCGGACGGTGCCGAATGACGCGCCGAAAGCCGATGGCTCCTCGGCAGCCGAATGGTGACATTGTTCGCAAGAAACTTGATGACAAAGCGATCCCATTGCATCGCGTTCGGCAAATGATCTTCACCGGCGCGCTTGATCCGCTCTATGCGACGCCGCTCGGTCACCTGGCGCTGCAAAAGAAAATTGATCAAGAGCAGTTTAACGCGGCGGTCCGTTATCGAACGGATCGTCGATCGGCCGATATGATCCTCGGTTTACCGGCGCGCGACGTTAAAGCGCTCGATTATTCCAAAACGATCGCCGGTGATGCTGGCGGTCGTGATCCGACGCCGCGCGAGCTGCGCACCGTGGCATCATTTCGCGAGGCGCACGACACCTTGCGCCTGGTCGTGATTGAGGCGATGATTGTCCACAATGTCGTCATTGAGGATGGAATGCCGGTGTTCGGCGAAGTGGCCGCTTTAATTGGCGGGCTTGAACGCCTCGCCGTGTTCTATGGTTATCGCAAAGCGCCAACACGAAAGATTCGGGGTTAAGGAATAATTCCTAGACAAATCATTTTGCGCGTGGCAAGCACGGGATAGGTAATCTCGAAATTCTTGACCCGCTTGCTCGCGCTGGCGGGTTTTCTATTGGGTGGCGCATGGCGACAGAGTTCATTTCTGTTAAGTCGACGCTCCTCGACGTGCTGCCGAAGTTAGACCAATTCACGGCGCGCCAGGCACCTTTTATTATAGCCAAAGCGCTGACGGCGACGGCAAGCCAAGTAAAAGATCGTATTCAGGCAGAGATACCAAAGGTCTTTAATAACCCGACGCCATATACAATGAATTCGCTTTATATGCGTCCGGCAACCAAAACGCGGCTAGAGGCCGAGGTCAGGATTAAGGACGAGGCGGCCAAAGGAATTGCGCCGATTAAATGGCTTAACGCCGAAATTTACGGCGGCGATCGTAACCTGAAACGGTCCGAGGTATTGCTTCGGGCGTCTGGCATATTGCCGTCTGGTATGTTCTTGGTTCCAGGCCAAGGGCTAAAGCTTGACAGTTATGGCAACGTATCTGGCGGACAAATCCAGAAGATATTGGCTCAACTAAAGTCGAACCTCGACGCATATTCAAACGAGTCGATCGCTTCTCGCGGTCGTAAAAGATTGCGGCCACAAGCCGACGCAAGATACTTTGTCATTCGTCCAGGCGACAACAAGACGAAGTTAAAGCCAGGCATCTATGCTCGATACGGATTCGCATCCGGGTCTTCGATTAAGCCGATCTTTATGTTTGTTCGCAAGCCGCACTATAAGCAGCGTCTTAAGTTCTTTGAGCTTGGTCAAGAAGTTATAGCCAAGCAGATCGAGCCTAACTTACGCGACGCTTATGAGCTCGCCATCGCTACAGCAAGATGATTTTTGTGGATAAATAGCCCCCTACCCTTGCAAAAGGTACTTGCTAAGGGGCCGGGGTTCACGGGTAATTCGAACCCCG